AACCGCGCCCACATCCCGGCGGCCCCCCTCCCCGTAACCAAGCCCGCCGCTGTCCGCGGCATTCTGTTGCTGACCATCAGCGGCTTCCTGCTGGGTATCGGCTCCGCCGAGGCCCCAGTCTTGGTGGATGTCCGCTTCCGTGAGAATGTTCTCCGGGTCAAACTGTTCGTCACGAACCATCGCGCGGCGAACTTCTTCAGCTTCGACAATTCCATTTGTGACGTATGTGCCAGCGGTCTGCGCTCTGGTGAGCTGTGCCGCAGCGGCAGCTTGGTCTTGTGCTGCCTTTTCATCGTCAGACGGGCTCCACGCGCTCTTGTAGGTCACGGTGTACTCAGGTATCTCCTTGACTTCCCTGTTCCAAACCATGCCGCGAAGAATCAGCTCAACGAGGGTACGGGTGTTATCGCGTAGGTCACCGTTTTGGAGACCCCCGACGAATTCCTTGTAATTCTCAAGGTCACTCTCTCCAGTGGCATTCTCGCCCGCCGGGGAACGCCCAAAAAGCCGCGTCTGTGGGATATGAGATACAGCGGACAACATCGCACAGGCATTGTCCAGAATGTCCTTAACGCCAGCAACAGACAGGGATTGAACGCCCACGTCCTCGCCGTCGGCATCAATAATGACCATGTTCAGCAGATTACGGGCAAGGTCAAGCATTTCCATACGCTGAAGAACCGTATCCTCGCCGTCTGCCGTGGAAAGCACACCAGCAAGATTCTTCATCTTGTAGGTCACCATCGACAACCGCTCCAGCAGGCGGATAGAATAGCCAGGGCCTATGCTGGCATTTCTCAGCTCTTCACGAATGCGCAGATACTCCGGGATGCCCCATGTGCGGTAGAGATTAGCCATAGTGGAGCTTTCCGGGATGTCCGAGTTGTGGAAAACAAGGCATCTGGACGAATGCACAACATAGTTGCCGTACACGCTGTTGACTTGGTAGTACTCCGGGATGCCAGTGCCGCCCCGGCGGTAGTCCTCATCGTCCGGGTTGTTCTCATACCCATTGACCCAAAGAGGATACATTTCGTTGCGGCCATATACCAACAGTTCTTCGACGCCGTGCACGTCACGCCAGTTCAAAGGATCCTGCAGGAGCCGTCCGTCGTCAACCAACATCACCACAGCAGCACCACCAAAGAGCCGTGCCCAGCGCAAAGCCTTGGCAAATTTGCTCTGGTATCGGATGGTCTGCAAGTGGTTGTCGAGCTGTTTCTGCAAGTCTTTGTCCTTGATGCCGAGGTCGATGCCGTTCTTGGTTGCATCGTCCGCCGGGGCATCAATAATGGTTGAAAACAGCCCGTTTCCTGCGTAAAGATCGGCCAGCTCCGTATCGCTTACCGCAGAGCCAGACGCCCACTGGTAGTACTCAGTGCTGTCGTGCTGGGTGCCGTACTTGTTCAGCACATTGTAGTAACCGTCAAGGCGCAGCTGTGTTTTAATTTTTCCGGGAATAACTTTTTTCACGCTTTCTCCTTTCAGGTTATGTTAAATCAGGCTGCGGACATCGAAAATTCCGCCCTCATACAGCGCCAGCGCAACTGCGTCAGCCCGGTCCGGGCTGGTCAGGCCGCGCTTCTTCAGCGCTTCCTTGCTTTCAAGTTTCAGCTTGGAGGGCGCGCCGCTGAAGATGTACTTGCGGGTCGTGAGCTGGCCTATCAAGGTCGCATCATCTGGCAGGTGCAGGAGGCCCGACGCCGCCATGTCGCGCAGGACAGCCCACATCCACGTCGAAATATCGGCATATCTCCCGGCGGCTTCCTTGTCCGGCACAGCAGACGAGAAATTGACTGGAACGACCATGAGCTTGTTCAACTTCTGCCGAATCTTCTCCCTGTTGAGAATGTCCGTCACTCCGCCGCCCACGCCCGTATCGTCAATAATCGCATAGATCAGACCGCGATACTGCGGATACGCTGTGCGCAGGGCCTTGTACATTTCGATAATGTCATCGGCTGTTGCGTACAGGTCTTGGCCGTGGCGCGTGACCAGCTTTTGAACGTCTCCGTCAATGTTCTTCGCAATGGCGGTGTCGTCGTTGCCGAAGCGGGCCACATCGCACCCAATAGAAATTCTGGCCGGGGCGCTATGTTCAAGTGGTTCAGTATTGACCGCTTTTGTGGCAAGCGCCATCGGAATAAAGACGTCATCCTCATTTTCCGGGAACTCGCCGTCAACACGGACGCGGACAACATTGCTGTTTTTGCCGAACTTTCGCTCCAAATCAGCGATATTCTGCTTATTCGTGCGGGGGCTGTCCCTGCTGGATACCTTCATGCAGTAGTAGGACTGGGCGTCCACGGTGTGCGAATCGTGGAATGTGCCAGTGTTCTGCGTTGGGTTTCCGCACATCAGTAAGCGGTTGTTATCGCCAGACAATGTGCCCTGTATGGCCTCCATGATGGGGTCAGCAACGCCGGATGCCTCGTCCACCACGAAAAGCATATTGTCTTCGTGGAAGCCCTGCATATTTTCTGGCTTAGTGGCCGTACGGGCCACGGCGAACCAGCGCTTCTCATGCCCTCTCATATAGACGCGGGTCTTTGTCCATACAAGCATAGCCTGTAAGACAGGGCTGCGCTCCTGCCACTTGGCAATCTCAGCCCAGAGCACATCGTTTAACTGCTGGCGGGTCGGCGCCGTGCACACGACGCGGGGATACGGGAAGCAAGCCAAGAACCAGAGCACCAAGTTTGCTTCAAAAGCTGTTTTTCCAACGCCCTGTCCTGAACGGATGGAAACTTTGCGGTGCTGTGCAATGGCCGTAGCCGCTTCTTTTTGCCATTTATCCGGCTCGAAGCGTGTGACCTCTTTGAAGAACAAGCAGGGGTCTTTGCGGTACAGCGGGAGCCGTTTGGCGAAGACTTCACGTTGTCTCAGCGCCATCGTCTTCACCCTCCACTTCTGCGTCCGCCGCCTCGACTGCCGCTACCCAGTCGTCTACCAGCTCATTCTTGCCGCTGTTGCTCATTCTGCGCAGGTCGGCAAGCTGCTGTATCACCTTAGACTTCTGGCGCTGTACATCGGTCAACAGCCGCTCTAAGCGCTCCACGATAAGGTAGCTTGATTCGGTGGTGGTTGATGTCTCAACGCTGGTGCCAGGAAGGCGCTCTTCCCTTTGCACCTTTACATCTATCCGCTCAATGTAAACCTCCTTGTCGTGGGCCTCTTTTTCTTTATCCTCATCCAGCCGGGTAAAAGACCTGCTGGATTTTGATGTATGCACCGACTGGATGTGCTGCTTCTTTTCCTGAGCCGCCGTGATGCGCTGGAGCAGGAACGCTTCGCGGGCGGTCAGCAGTTGAAGCTCCTGTATCAGCAGGTCCTCTGCATCCACGTCTTTCGTGCAGTCCTGTATAGCTTTCTGGTTTTCTTCGGAAAACGCGCCAAACATCACAGCAGACCAACCGCCGTGCTTTAGCGCATTCTGATTTCCCGGCGGTGCCCCGCCATGATTGCCAACAGCATTGACGTTCCCTTTCGGCGCGCCGCCGAGATTCGGTCTCTTCTCAGGCTGAGCCGCCGGGTCTTGCTGGGTGCATTTTGAAGATGCACCCTTTGGGTGCGACGGGGTGCGCTTCTTGGGTGCACCCTTTTGTGCATCCCAATACCGCTTTTTCCAAGACTTGACCGTGTTCAGCGATACGCCCAGCTTCTTTGAGATTTCGGTGCATCCCATCCCTTTCTTATAAAGGGTGAACGCCTTGTCTCGCGTTTCCATCTACATCGCCACCACTATCCCTCTTTGTTCTGCTCGCCCGGTATTTGGCCGGACGGTTATGTTGTTCCAAAGAAAAAGCGCCGACCCTTTGCAGAGCCAGCGCCGCGCCCCCTCTTACACGATTCTTGCAAGAGCGGTTTTAGAAATCATCATGTTGCCGAGTTCCACGGCTAAGAAAGTGCCAACGAACAGCCCTGCGGCCGTCAGCAGGAACGGCGCTCCCACCATTGCGTGCAGCTCCACTCCGATGAACAGAGCCACGGACAAAGAGAGGATAACAGCTTTCCACAAAATCCCCAGCTTTTTCCACGGCCCCCAAACAACAAGGAGATACGCTGCTCCCTCGGCCATCAGGCCAAAAGCCACATCGACAGGTCCAAACGGGCTGGTTGCGTTTGCGATTGCGATTCCCAGCAGAACCGCCGGAGCATATCTCTTGTCTTTGAACGGGAGCGCACAGAGCATATTTGCAACCCGGAATTGGATTGCGCCCCACGACAGGGGGTTCAAGGTGGTCAATGCCACATACAGTGCCGCGACAACGGCGGTCTGGCAAAGAGCACGAGTATTTTTCATCTTGCGCCCCTCCCTTATACCGTTACCGTTACATGGCCGTGCACGCCGTCGGTCACATCCGACTCGACCTCGACCCAGTAGGGATGAATCTCCCCCGTGAGCCACTGCTTCAGCTTGCAGGCGGCGTCCTCAATGACAAGGCTCTTGCCATCCAGCTGCTCACGAATGAACTTGTCGATTTCGCAGTAGTCCGGGATCCACTTCTTCGGAGTGATAGTCACGGTGAAGTTGTTCGTGTAGTCTGCCTTTCCGATAGGGCAAAAGCATCTGCACTTCTGGGTGTACTTGATTTTCGACACCCCATACTCATTCTTGAACTTAGGCATTTTCCTCTCCTTTCGGCTTCTGGACGATGAACAACAGCTCTTTCGCCTCACGCGGGAATGGGATAGCCATAAACGCTGTGAGGAATGCAGACGGGACATAGGACTTCATGCGTTCATAGAAATCCTTGAGCGCCGGCGGCTGTTTAGAATAAAACTCATCCATTTCGCGGACGCTGGTGACCAGACCGACCTCCTGCACAATGCTGAATCCGATTTCGGCCAGCTTGGCTTTCAGTTCATCGTAGCCCCACTCATAGACATGAGCGCGGTACTGGGTCTGATACCCATTGCCTGGGGTGTTCGGACAGGAGAGAAACATCTTTGCACCCGGCTTCATCACTTTGTAGCATTCTGCAAGGCTTTTTGCGCCGTCCGTAGGGTGCATATGCTCAATGGCAGAGGTGTAAATCACAAAATCGGCAAACCCCGCCGGGATGACTTTCGACATCTCAGCAACGTTGCCCAGCTTCCAACCCACCCGGAACGGGTAGTAGGAGGCCAAATCCTTGGGTTCGAGGTTCTTTGCAGTTGCACCGCGCATCGCTTCCTTGATGTTCGCCTTTCTGATGTCCACTCCAGTGTAGGATGCAATGTCCTTTGCGTAGTAGCGCAGCAGCGGGAGCATCAGAGAGCGCCCACAGCACACATCCAGCACGTTCATCCCCTTTTTCGCCATATGGGCGGCGGCGAGGTGCTGGATATAGTTCATAACGTCCAGATTGGTGAAAAATCCGTCTCTGAACTGCATATAAAAATTCCGCATCTGGTAGGTGGTGCAGAGAATCTTTTCCCTGTCCATGCCATCCTCGACGCGGTAGACGATTTCTTTATCCACGCCATTTTCCTTTCGTATCAAGGTATTTCTGGTACTTTATCCACTCTCTCAACGAGTACTCCCGGCGGCGGCGATAGTCAGCACCGATCATCCCCTTGGGCGGTCTGACCACGACCATCTCCGAACCATTGAAGTACGACAGCCCTCCGAAATTGACCTGCGTAGTCCATGTTGTGCTGTCCACGCTGTAAAAACCGAAGCTCACTGCATCCTTTTTGGTATACCCCAGACCATGCACCCGCACCCCGCAAGAATTTGCATACTGCACCAGACGGCGGATATATCCGTACTCACTGGGCTGTATATGCTTGATTGCAAAGCCGCCGATGCCGATGTAGGGATAATCCCTGCACAGGCGCTTGAACTCGTCCAGACCACGGGAGCGGTGCCAGACCGGAATGCTTTGCTTTCCTGTCTCTGCTTCAAGACGCGCTCTCATGCGTTTTACAGCGTCATAGCCTACGATGGAATCCACATCCAGCTCGAAGAAATGCTGCACGTTGTTGCGGTTGATAAAGTCGATGTACCGACTCAGGTATCCATCCCAATCTACTGGCTTTGAAGACGCTTCTATACCGTGCATAAAAGTAAATGCCCCACTGTCGAGCAGGAACATTTTCCATTTTGGAATTTCTTCGATTTGCCATGGTCGGATGTAAAAGAAGCTCTCCAGAACATATTCTGGATGGTACTCTTTCACAATCTTCTCGGCCGGGAATGTACCTGCCAGACATAGCCTCATGTCTCAAACCATTCTCCGCAATGCGGACATTGGATGAGCTTAGAGCCGCTCTGCTGCGGCACAGCGAGCTGAGAAGATTTCAGTTGGGTAGATTGCTGAGTCTCGGTGCTCTGCTCTGCATCGGCCGCTTTGGGCGGCTGCTGGACGGGTTCCGTAAAGAATTCCTCGAAATCTGCATCCTCCACTTCCCGAAGAAGCCCATCAAGCTCCACCTCGCTGAAACCCGTGTCCGTCAAATCAACGTCCAAGGCTTTCAGCGCGTCCATTTCGGCGCGGAGAACATCATCATTCCACGAAGAAGCCTCGGCCACCTTGTTGTCTGCGATGCGGTATGCGCGGATTTGCTCATCCGTCAGGTCATCGACCCGAATACACGGCACTTTGTCCATGCCAAGCCGTTTTGCGGCCTCATAGCGGGTGTGTCCTGCGATGATGGTTCCTTTTCCGTCGATGAGGATGGGGACACGGAAGCCAAACCGCTTGATGCTCTGCGCAACAGGCTCAATGGCCGCTTCGTTGTTCCGGGGATTGTTCTCATAGGGATGGATCTGCGAAATATCCTGATACACTACTTGCTGATTCATTTTTTCTCCCTTCTTTGCTATCCCGCTGGCGTTGCGGGTCAAATTGGGGAGCGGCGGTTTTCTGCCTCCTTTCCGGGCATAAAAATACCCGCTCGGTGGCGAAACCGGGCGGGCAATGCGCTATGATTAGAATTTTACGGTATTATTCTACCACATTTTTCATGCCGTGTAAATGACATGATTTTGACATCGGCCTACTCCATGTCCAAGGCATCAATGCCGAACATGAGCGCCGAGATTTTTTCAACGGCCGCATCGTGGTCTCGGTATGCCTGACGGGTGCTCACGCCCTCCAGCGCCGCAAGCTGCTCAATGGACTTGGCCTCGTCGTCAATGTACATCGCTTTGATGATGCGGTAGCCGCGCTTATGGGCCTCATTCTTGCTCTGTTCGCAGTACGTCTCGTACAGGGCCAGCATCGAATCAATATGACGAACCATGATTTTTGTACGGCGGCAGGAGTTGCGGATCGATTCGACCGTAATCGCGTTATTGCGCTGAAGCATCATATCAAGCAGTTCCAGCGCAGTTTCTTCTTCCTTGCCGTCATGGTCACCCGTTTCGTCCGTATAGACCGCGCCCGTGCAGTGCTTCTTGAACATTCGATAGTTTTTCAGCAACAGCTTCGTGTTCCGAAGTCGGCGGTCACAGCGGCCTGCGGCTTTGCGGGTCTGTTCTGCGATAACTTCCTTGGCGCCCTCACGAGCAGCCTTTCTTGCGGTTTCCTGAATAACGGCCATCATTTCTTCCGGGATAGTCATTTTGCGCACCCTCCTGTTCTATCGTTGCCAAAATACATCAATTTAGGTATAATAGACTTGCTCTATCGGGGGATTGCGCAAGCGGTCCTCTTTTTTATTACTCAGATAGATTTCATCCTGCGGGTCACCTCGCTCTGACTCAAAACCGCCAGCGGCACACGCTTGACGCCCCGCTCTGCCGCCATCTTAGCCGATACGGCCTCCATCGCCCACAGCATATCCGCACTCTGGGTCTCTGCGAAGCCACCGGGCAGGATATGATTCTTGCTTTCCCGCATATCGTTGACTTTGAGCTCTTCCTGCAAAGCCTGTTCCGAACAGCGGCGAAGCAGCTCCATTGCGTAGGCTTCACCGTCCTGCTCTACCCATCCGATGTACTGCCGGTAATTATCCAGCGTTTCCCTCTTCAGGCGGGCAAGCCGTTCCTTACCAAAACCGAAGGTCAGGTGCGTTGTCGCCGCCATAACCAACCATGCAATTTCCGCCCCCTCATTCTGAGCCATGCGGATCTGTTCTTCCCTGCGGTTGCGCGGAGCTTTAGTCTGCGGAAGCCGGATCTCGAAATCGCAGATACCCTTCAAGTCCTCCCGCATAGCATCTGTTGCGCTTTTGCGGTTCTCGGTCAGGATTTTTGTTTTGTACCGCTGCTGAAACTCGTGCATTTCATTACAGGCCCGCTCTAGGCGCGTAGCTCCAATGCCCTCTTCCTGGTGCATGGCCACTACCATACACCAAGTGAAGATCTGCGCCGTCTTATCCCGTTCATCGGCCCGTTGCTGGCGAATGTTCTTCATCTGTTTTGCCATCTCCAATCTTTGCACACCAAAATTTTTGCCAAGAGCCTTTTTGTTTTGCTGCAGTTCCAATAGTTCTTACACCACTGGCACCGGCCATTGCACAAGAACGCCAGATGTGCTTTCATGTACCCTCCTTTTTTCTTCCGGCCGATTTTCCGGCCATTTGATTTACGGCCCAAGACCATCCAGCCATAGGCAGCGCGGCCACGATCAGGATGATAGATACCACAGCCGTCACCGTCTGGTCTGAAAGAACTTCACGAATCAGATTCATTTTTTGCTCCCTTTCCGCACGCCGATTGGAGCGCTTTCCTTTCCGTCCGCCGATTGAAGTACTTAACCGGGGAAACTCCGCGTTCATCACAGTCTTTGTTGTTGAAACTGACGATGGCACCGCAAGTTCTCTTATTGGTGCACCGAATACATTTCACGCCCGTACCACTCATAACCTCATAGGTAGATGCGCCGCAGAACGGGCATTCCTTGCTCTTAGGCTCGATGTGTGCTTTCATTTGCTCTTGCCCCCTTACAACACCCCATGTAATAATCCGTAGGCTCCCAGTCAGAAAGAACAATTTCACCAATTTTGTCGCACCAGCTGTCGCCCTCTCCAATGTACATACAGTTCGGGCAAGTGTCTGGATTGCACCGCTTCTGTGGTTGGCCTTTTCGGTTATAATGATGTCTCTTAGTCATCAGGATCCTCCCCTGCGCACCGGCTTCTTACCATTCCCGGCAAACTTGTCAGGCCGTTCGTCGCTCATTCCGCGGGCCAGCACCAGCGCTCGCTGGTCATTCGGCATCTGGTAGACACAGCCAGTCGAAATGTGCATATACAGGTCATTCAGCACAGCACGGGCAATTTCTGCGGTTTCATACTGTCCCAGCCGATACACCGCACCGCCGCCCGTAGGAACAGCCTTGATTTCGTGCTCAGGACTCACATACACGCTGGTGCACTGGGCAATATTCGTGATGGAGTCCCATTTTTTGTTCATGACGTACATTCTGCATCCTCCACATAGCACCAGCTTTGGGGTGCCCTTTTGACTTTGAGCGGTTCAAAACAACATCCTGTCTGTAGCAGCCGCGTGTATGTTTCCAGCGGTCTCGGCTGGTCATAAATCTTCAATTCTGAAATATGCCACGCCCAGCCTTGACCGTGCAGATATTCCCAAATCTGGTCTCTGTCCATGCACGCCTGCTGCTCAAAATCATCCGGTGTATGATTCAGCGGGGCAACTTCATAGATTTTGTCGCAGACAAATTCGCCAACAACCATCTGCGTTTTTCCGCGAACGCTGTCCGGCAGTAACTTATCGAACTTTACGAATACAGGCTTTCCATGATGGATTTCGCCATCCATCGTTTCTTCCCCGTCTTTGAAAATAGTGATAAGCTGTTGCGGTGCTTTTGTGCAATAGATGTACACCTTGAACGATTTTCCTTTTCCATAAAGGTGCTTTGGATAATTTTTCCGAATCTCCATGGTTTTCTTGCCCCGCAAGATGAGGTCACACCATTCCGGCCGGATACTCAGCAGAACAGCTTTACCCTGGACCATAATAATCAAACCCCCATACATCGTGATAATACTCTGCGCTACGAACTTCTTCGCCGCCACCAATAGAAGGAAGAACCCCCAGCATGGAAAGGTCATTCCAGTGCTGCCTGTATATGCACCTTTGACACTCCCTATTTAGGGTGATGGGGTGGTTGTGGAACGGGACAAGGGCAGTTTCGCAAACTTCTTCCGTAGTCGCTCCGCATAGAGGACACCTCCAGATGATTTTTGCCATATCAGCCTCACACCTCCCAATCTTCAGGACAGCCCAAAACGCACTCGCCATCCCCGTTGTCACTAGTTGGCCTGTCAAAGCAGCAGCCCTCGCAGCCATCAGTGCGAGATTTGCAATGGTTCCTTATGGCGATTGCCATATCAACGGGATCCACCAATAAAGCGCTAGGTGCTTTCTCATCGGTACCCACCTTGCGCAGAATCTCGCAGGTCTCTTTCATGCCTTGCTGATTTTTGCAATGAATGACTACGTCGTAGGTGTCATCGTACAGCTCGAATTCGCCGTCATCATTGCGTATAAGTAAGATTTCTTTGCTCATTGTTCATCCTCCAAATAGGGCTTTGGCAGTTTAGGAATCGGCATCCAAATAGGATATATGTCCGGCGCCCCTTTTACATAAGGCCATCCCTTGTTTGTAACAAATCCTTCAAGGCCGGCATCCAAAACCAGAACATCACCATACTGGTTCCCATCTCTTTCCACGGGCGGTTCCTCTTCGGTCTTACGCCAGCGCAGGCTATCTTCTTCTCTATGGTTCCAGCTATCAGCCTCCTCCAACGCAAGAGAAAACCCAAATCCAAGCGGACACTTGGAATCATCCGGGTGCGCCCAATAGCCGTGCTTGATTTCGCCGATTTTCTTTCCGTCGGCCGTTGTGACCTCATGGGTGCTAATAAAAGGCTTGAGCGCCACGCCACAGAACGGGCAAGGTTTTAACGTCTCTCTCCCCATTGCTCATGCCTCATTTGGAAGGAGTGTCATATCATAGCCGCTTTCCACGAACTTCACACAGAGGTCGTGCTTGATTCCATTTCCGAGATATGTATAGATGTCCGTTATTTCCTCAAGTGTAAAATTCGTACCCAGCAGCTTGTTGATGCCCTCAAAGTGGAGTTTTCTTTCCTTCGGGGAAATGCCCTTAATTGCTGTGCGCGTAAGCCACTCCAGAATTTTTGCTTTCAGCTGGGTTTCATCGCTCACATCTTCCAGCCTGAAACAGGAATTGCTTCTCAGGCTGAAAATGAGCTCATTTTGCATATTCACGAACGCCTGCGGAAACGCCGCCTGAATTTTCCTTGCCCACGAGGTATCGAAAATGCTGAACTTTTCTACACCGCCTGCGGCTTCAGGTTCTTCTTTGGCAAGATAATCAATCGTGTTTTCGACATCTGCCAGTGTGTGAATATGTCCCAGTGAACCTTCCATGATCAGCACGGCCTTCAGCTGGTCTGCGTTAAGTGTTCTCATTTTTCGCTACCTCCTTCGGCGGCAAAGGCATCCAGCCCACCACGGTGCAGTCTATCTTGTTGTTGTAAACGTCGTCCGGGTTGAAGTGGCGGTATTCCCACCAGCCCTCCGGGATTCGGTAGTCGTCCCGTTCCTCGTCGTATGTTCCCCAATCGGGAAGGTCTTCCCAATTCCATTCGCTGTCCTGGGAGAAAACATTGCCGTCCTCGTAGTGCGCCGTTGTAATGCCCATATAGCCATTATAACGGTACAAAACCAGCACTTCGGTTTCGACCTTCGGAGGGTCTTTGTCGGGGTCGCGCCAGAAAGAAAAGGGCGCTTCCTTCTGTGCAACAGGAAGTTTCTCGACCTTTTCCCGCGCTACCTGGAGAGTCAAAGAAACAACATCATTCGCACTCAGCTTTTGAATCGTGTTATACTCCAGGCATTTCAATACGTCCTCACGGTTGATGTACTCAGCCATTGTTTTCCTCCTCATAAATATCGAGCTTCATGTCCAGTGTGTACGGGGTGTCCACCGCGACGTCAGCATCCGGGTCAAACTGCACGTCCAAGCTCCCATCTTTCAGCGAAATGGTGAGCACGCAGTTATTGAGCTTTGTCGTAAAGCTGTCGCCATCGTTCAACTCCCCATGGTCAGCCGCGTACAGCTCCAGCGCCGCTTTAATCGCCGCGTTTGACTGTTCAATCAATCCCTTTTCATTCATCCGAAATCACCTCCATCTTCGCCACATCGAATTTTTCATACTCCGGGTAGCAAGCCTTGGCCATTGCTTTTGCCCGCGCCGCTGCGCTTTTACCGCTTTTATCGTCAACCAGCACATACGGCAGGAGTGCAGAGCCATGTTTCCCGGATGCAGCGATAAGCATCTCATACCTTGCCATCGTCTCGCCCTTTCTCTGGTTTCGGCGGGTGCACTTCGCTCTGGCGATCTATGTCACCCTCCACACAGCACGCCGCATAAATCAGAAGTGCAGCCATCACCGCCAGAATTGCCAGCACAATCCAATGCCGCATTTTGCATCACCCTCCCAGAAGATTTTTCATCATATATCCGGCCATAGCCTGTGCATATGCCTGTTTAGGAACGTCCGCCGCACCATTCTCTTCCAGCAACTCTTTGATGCTGTGTTCACGCCCTGCGCCGTCAATAGCCCGGACTCTGGTACTGCCGCGATTGACCGTCACCGTTTTCTTATCGCGCGGGTGGATGCCGAACGGAAGCTGGAAGTCTTTCTCGAACACCCAGAGGTGATAGCAGTCGCAGACATCCACCAGCCTGTCCTGCGTCGGGAACACCTCGACGGCGGCGCGCTTTTCGCCGAACAGGTCATTTTTAATTTCCATCTTGACGGCCCACGGAATATCCCCGCTGCCGTCGCTCTGGCCGACACCCTCTGCCGCCGTAATCGTGACGTGCTCGACCTTGCCCCATTCCGTGCGGAGCAAACGAGACATCACGCTGTACTTCTGGTCTTCGCTGATCCACGCCCGATCCATCTCCCTCATCCAGCCGTGATAAGGCACTCCCAGCTCTTCAGCCGCCTGTTTCGGGGTAATCGTCTCAATCCACTTCATGTTACTGCTCCTTTCCAGTGCTCATGCCCATCAGCTCCGGCGTATCCACTACATTTCCAACCACCTTTGCGGTCAGAACCAAGCTTGCAAGACCATGCTCGACAAACTCCTTTCGGTTCTCCGAAAATTCTGCGTAGAATCCGATATGGCCTACGCCGTAGTCGATGTATTCGCCGTATCTTACGGTAAAAATCACATCTTTGCCGCATCGATCGTCTTTCAAAATGTCCCCCTCAAAAACAGGTGCCCCGTTTCCGTCCGTCAGAGTCGTGTTCATGCCGATCGTAAACGGCTTGACGAGATGGGCGTATGCCGGCTCTTGCTCGGAGTTGATGTACCAGCCCTCACCCGGGCGGCTGTTCTTCACACCCGGGGAGCGAATCAGGAATCCTTCATGCCAAGTGCCATCTGGGGACTGCCCACGAAAAGTTCTCCCCTGCATCATGCTTCCTCCTTGACCTTGACAGGAAGCACCAGCGCTTCATACTGCGGCTCAATCAACTTTACGGGGGATAGCGGGCCGACCACCCATGCGCTAACCTCGTCTCCTTCCATCGACTTCAATGCCTCGCTCAGGAACTCCAGATTAAAGCCGATTCGCAGGCGCTCATCCAGCTTTCCGTTGAAAGAAAACTCCTCATTCATCTGCGCAATCGTGCTACGCATCGATGCTCTACCTGTGCCGCCGGGTTCCAGATCCATCACCAAGGTGCTCTTTTCCTTTGCGTCTGCAGACCGAGCAAGTTTGACGCGGCCCAGAACGCCCAGCAATTCTTTTCTGTCAAGCACGATTCTGGTTCCCCCGCTCTTTTGGGCTGCAATTTTGCTATAATCCAGAAACGGTTCTGCGATCAGGCGAGACTTCACTTCAAAATTGTTGTCACTGAAAACGGCCTTTTTGCGGTCTCTTTCAATGCTGACGCTCCCATCAAGGCCCAGCGTATCAATCGCCTTTGCCGTTGCCGCCGGAAGCACAAACTTGAAATCGCCATCGGCGGTGCAGCCGATTCGGCTGATAGCCATTCTGTACCCATCCAGGGCGCAGATTTCCAAAGTATCGTCGCCGTTGTGGGAAAAGCACAGCCCTTTGTGCGCCGGGTGCCGATCCTCCTTGGATACAGCGTACAGAACCTTTGAGATGGCCCAGCTCAAATCGCTCGCGCTTACCACGCAGCGTTTCGCATCCTTTCCAGGACCATCAAATGTGGGGTAATTCTCTGCCGGCGTCGTGCTCAACCGCGCCCGCGCCGTGCCGGACTCTATGACCAACCCGCTCTTTGTCGCGTTGATGTTGATTTCAGGGGCTACTGCTCCGCTGATAAAATCCACTCCACGCGGCGGAATAACGACACCCTGCGGAACCGGGCTGGAAAGTTCTGCCCGAATGCTCAGTTCCAAATTCGTTGCGAACGCATCCGGGCCACTCAGCAGGATTCCCGCGCTGTCGTTGCTCACTGCGCGAACCTCCGGCACCGCTGTTCGGAGCTTGGAGAACAGCGCTCCAATTTCGCTTCGTTCAAATTTCATCGTCTTTTCCTTTCTCAAAATTGTCTCTGCTGAACTGCTCATAGCATTCCGGGCACATATAAGCCACCCGCTCCGGGCTATCTCCACGTTTTCTGCGCAAGAGCAGCGCGTACATTTCTTTCATCGGTCTGTACTTGCCGCAGACCGTGCAATACTCCCACAGACGCTCTTTCTGCACGTCACTGGGAACTCTCTGAAGAAGTGGCTGTGGTTTCTCGCGCCGCATATTCTCAGCACCCACCACGCTTTCCATGCTGCTCCGCATGAAAACAGGTGTGTCGGTCGCATCCGCTGACGCAAGAATATCTTTAATCCACTCCGCTTTAGGAATGACCTTTCCGACGTTTCGGCCCGTTTCCGCGCCGATGATGACCCACTTCAACTTCTGGAACGCTTTTGTCACATCGCCCTCAAACGGGCCAAGGAGCGGCTCTATCGCTACGAACGCATTATAGTGTTCGTTCGTCCATACGCTGCTTTCTCTGGCCGTCGCTGTCGAGCCGTACCAGAAATTCTTGTTTTGGGGCAGTTTCTCGTGATTCGCAAGCTGCTTATAGCGTTCCGGATACTGCGTCAGAAAAATGTACTGGTGCTGGGGTGCTTCATCAGCCGCCGCAAACACCCGAAGAACCCAATCTTCAGGAACCCACGGCCCGAATAAATCGCCATCCGTGCATACCATAATGCTTGAGCCAACTTTGACCTTTTGCGGCCAGTCGAAACGGTATTTGTGCATGGTGGGCAGAAATCCCGTTGGACTGTTCAGGAAGCGCTTGCTCTTCGTTTTCCAAGGGGTATCCAGCTCAAAGAGCTTTTCTCCCACCTGCTGAACTTTCGACCTTTCCGCCAGATTTTGCCGCCAATCGCTTGCAAACCTCAACGCGCTTTTCCTTGCGTAGCAATACCGGCATTCTTTCAGGCATCCAGTCACCGGATTCCAAGCATAATCGGCCAACTCATTCTTTGTTCTGTTCACCGATAAATCCTCCCCGTCTGGTTATCCACGAGAACAATTCGCTCCACAATTTCAAACCCGGCGGCACCTGCCACATAACGCAGGACGTGAACAAGCTCGCTCACACGAGCTTCTTCCCTCTGGATGTTGCTCTCTGCCCGGACTCGTGTAGGGTCCGGCGCACCGCTGGGATTGTGGTTCTTCCGAGTATCAGGCATTGTTCTCTCCTTTGTCCAAAACCATGAAATAATCGTAATTGGTGCCCGGATTGGTATTCGGACGACGGCGTACAATATCAACTCGGTATCCTGCTTTCAGGAGCAGGCGCCCCAAATCCAGACGCTCATCTTCCGAAAGACCTTTTGCTTTGGCGGGCGCGAGAGAAAGTTCAATTTTAGCCGACACGTTTTTCCACCTCCATCAAGTCGTGCATCAGTTCATCCACGAGCAGCTTTCCAGCATTTGCTCCCGTGCGGATAATGTTTCCGTTTTCCTTGAGTTCTGCAAACTCCTGTGCACGGATTTCCTTGGACTGCCGTGCAAAGTCAATTTCCGCCGCTGTCATGCGGCCCTGCACGACCTGTTGCCATTCCGCAATAAACGGTTTCGCGTCCTCCAAATCGGCGTACTGGTCGTTGTTATAGCTGCGCTTTTGGCGGACAGTGCCGCCCGGTTCCACCTCCAAGGTATACCACGGGGTATTCGGGTCAGCCTTGCGCCGCATGAAGAAGATGTAGCTCTCACGTTTGGCAATGCGCTCAAAGTATCTGGTTCCGCGCTGGATGCAGTGGTCAAGAAATCTGCTTTCTTCCAAAATGGCCTTTGCTCCATCCGGTACCCGAATGATGTATTCCGCTCCATCGTACTCGTAGATTTTGCGGATTTTTTTTGTAGATGTTCTCGATATGGAATTGATTTTCCAGTTCCTTGGCATCCTTTTTGATGCTGCTTGCAGCACCTCTCAGCGCATCCTTTCGGCGCCGCTTATTGCGCTCCAGAACCAAATCATCATGGCGGCGTTTAAGATCCAGCGGGAAACGAACCTTTTCAAGATTCAAGTTCATCTTCATCTGTCCGGCCATATCGAGATAGTCCAGCCAGTCCGATGCAACTTGAAGAGCAATCTGGCCGTTGTAGCTTCCGGTGGCTCGCCTTGTCTGCTGACGGAGATATTTCAGGCTCCGCGTCATTCCGCTTTCCTGCAATGTCTTGGCCATTCCTGAGAGTTTTCGGATGTTAGCCGTCATCGCCATGTTCTTGCCATTGATTGCAAGGCCGGCTTCTTTCCATTCCAGCACATTATCCACCTCGCGGAACGACTTTTTGCTCTGCGAGACTGCGGCCAGTTCCTGACGGTTCAAGCCAAACACGCCGTAATAGGTTTCTGCGCGAAGATTGATGCGGGTGCTGTGCTCATATTCGTCGTACACCTGAGAGCACAGAGCGTCAGCCCAGCCCGTTTTGACAAGGCTTTCGGCCATCGGATACCGATTCACAATTTCCCACTGCCGAACTTCCCACGGAAAATTGAGGTGATTATCGTACTGGTACATCCATTCAGATTTCAGCACTTTCCGAACATCACTCTCAAATTGGTCAGTGTGGGATGCCAGCGTGTACGGCTGATACGGGCCAGAGGGGGCCAGCAGCATCGCGGACAGCTTCGGGCGCCGGCACATGATATACTGAGCTTTTTCGCCCCAGTCGCGTTTCCACTGCTTGATGGTCTTTCCGTCCGTCCACCAGATTCCACGGCCGTGAAATTCCGGTTCTGCCCGATGATTTCTGAAATCGAAATACACCAGATAGCGGCGAATCCAGACTCCATCCCCCTGCGGCTTGCTCCAAAGGAATGTCCTTGCGGCCCATAACCTTTTGACCGAATAGCGGGTATTGCGAACCTGCATTTTCTCCCCGCAGCACTCGCACGTCGCTGTGCTCTTGTGTTTGAGCAGTTCCGACAGCGTATATTCACCACCGCAGCTATCGCACCTTGCCCGCTGAATCGAGATTTTCTTCTCAACGCCGCCGGGTTCGATTACGTTCTGTTTATCATTGGTGACCCAGAGAAAGCCCGCATCACTGCACACTTTCAAAACTTGTTTACTGAGATCTTCCGGCGGCTCCGGCAGATTCTCAAAGAGCTTCTTGGTTTCAGCCGCCTGTCGTGCGTTGCGCTCTTCGCGCTTCTTCCTGGCATGAGCCGACAGTGCATCTTCTACAATGCCAATCAGATATCCCGGTCTGCAGTCATCAAAATAGTTCTGCAGGAGTTCCGATTCTCCTTTTGTGGCTGGCACTTCGGTCCTCCATGTCAAGCACTGGCAGGGCTTGACCTCAATTTGACGCGGCGAAAGCTCGCCTTTAGTCGGGTTCTCGTTCCCGCGAAGCTCCCCCGTCCAGTAATCCCCGAAAAAGCGCCACACGACCAGCGGCTTTTCCTTTTTGTCCCAGACGGCCACCGTCAGCACCTTTCCCTCGATGTAGCGGCCCATGCCCTGCCCCTCGGCAACTGACATACACAGTGCCGCATCCAGCTCTGGCCGTTTCGGTTCCGGCGCATAAAGTTTCAATTCTTCAGCCTTTTTCATTGTGTGCCGCCTCCAAGCTCTCTGCCGTGTAGTTCTTCCCCGGCAAAATCTTCACGCCGTCAATCGGCTGTGCAATGCAGATGGACTCCTGCTGATCTTGGATGATGAAGCAGAGCCATTCTCCCAGTTCTCCGGCCAGCTTCTTATCCCGGCCATATGCGACATGAAATGGCCCTTTATAGCTGTCCTCAAACTTCTCCGCAGGATGCTCAAACACATAGTTGGCGTGCATCAGCAAAAATTCTTCTGCTGTCAGCTTGCGGAGAGGAACCAGCTTCGTACAGCTGCTCCGGCTTCCGTAGCCATCCTCGTCAACATCGCCCCCGGCCGCAACTGCCCAAAACTCATTCTTGCCGTTCCATATGTACCAATTCAGGCAATCCCACGGGTCTAAGCAATAATGGAACCCGGTGCTGGCGCACATGGCTTTTTTCGTCTCATTCAGCTCGTTCGGAACATACTGGAATTTTCCGTTTCCAAGCGTTGCGACCAGCCCCGGCTTGAATCCCTTGAATCCCAAAATCATCAGAACCATCCCTCCAAGGAAAGCTGCATCGAATCCTCGCTCTGCTTCTCTTTCTTCTTTGCAGGCTTTTTCTCCGGTTTCGGCTTCTTTTGGTCGGGCTTTTCCTTTGCCGGCTCCTGCGGTTTCGGAATATTCGGGGTGGCGTTCTCCGGTTTAATGGTTGCCGGCGCCCGCATCTCTTCTTCCGTCGGCGGCGTTCCGGTAAGATTGATGTTCATCGAAAACGAGATTTCAGCATTGGGGAAGTAGAACTGCACGGCCTTGCGATACGCTTCAAGGTCAGACAGAACCTCTCCCGCATTGTGCACGACTGCCGCGCAGCATTCAGAGAACGTGCGCTCCGTGTTACAAACGACCTCAGCGAAGCGCGGCTCCTGATCTGCAAAGTTCAGCAGTGCCCGCAGCACATAGCTCTGAACGCTCGCGGCGGCGCGCCCGCCTTTGAACAGCTTGTCCTCTGCCTCCAGCTTCTCTTTTGCCTTGGCCCGCCAATCGACGAACTCTACTGTGGTTGTGGTGTGTGTGGTGGAATCCATATTGTCCTCCTATCAGAAAAAGCTCAGCAGCCCACCCTTGCCCTCAGAGAACATCGGTTCCTGCTCCGGCTCTTTGGGCGGCATTTTAGCGGCTTTTGGCTTTTCCGTATCTTTTGGTTGCTTACTCTTTTTTGTGGCTTCAAGGGCTTTCTGTGGTTCGGATTTTGGCGCATCCGCAGCATATTCTTCCTTTATCGGCTGGGTGACCAGCTCCATCTGCGCCATAAAGATTCGATACTGCCAAACCGGGATCCTGAGCAGCGGCGTGTACCAGACGCTCCCGTTGTCAACCGGAAGCAGCCCTCTTTTGTCATAAGACGTAGACGGGCTTGCAAGCGTATCACCGATGACGACATATCCCGGCATTCCAAGCAGACTCATTTGCAGATAGCACATCATACCCACGATGTAGTCAATGTCCTGCGCCACAAACAGCACATCCGTCTGATAATTGATGCCTTTTTTCCTGCATTCGTTTGCAAACGCCACTAGCAAGGCCCCCGCGCCGCAGGTCGGGTCACAGACCGCGACCCATCCCCTGTCTCCGATTTTCTGCTGAAATTCTTCTGCCGGGGTCGTCACCGCAGACATAAACTCGCAAAGGTGGTAAGGCGTGAAGAACTGGCCCGCGTGGTCACTTCCAAGCCCCAAGCACATATACATCTCGCCAAGGAAATCCTGTTCCGAGTTGTCCTCCAACGCCATAACCAGAATCGAAAACATATCCGCGAATGTGTCCACTTCCTGCTTCGTGTACTTTTTCACGATAGTCATGTACTGCTGCTCTCGCTCGTCGAAGTGGCTCTTGTCTGTCGCGTTGGACACGGCAATGGCGCTTATCGTAATCCAGTCGCTCCAAACCTGCCACCTTGACCGCCCCTTGCTTGTAAATACTTCAAACTTCTTTACAAGCTCTTTCTGGGCCTCGCCGCGGACATGGCGAACATCGCTTCCCATTAGAAAACCTCCTTAGTCTGTTGGAACTTCCTCCACCCGCTTTCTAAGAGGTCTCCTTTTTAGGCGATCCAAGCTGTTATCAAGGCCAAGGAAGCTATTTCCACTCGGCGTTTCCCGGTCTACCCGGTTTCCTTTGTATGTGATATGTACTTTTTCCCACGCTTCCAGCGTTGTGATTTTTTGTGCTGCCGCTTGGTCGAGCAAACGCTTGGCATAGACCCAAGGGTACTTTGCCTGATAGCGCATCGCTTCTTTCAGCGCGGCCACCACTAGGGCGTCCTCTATACCAGCTTCCCGCAGGTCTCGGAATTCTGAGGCCATATAAGGCGTGAGCATCTTATCGCACCCAGCCCATACCCAGTAGGACTCCGGCTTTCCATCGGGCGGTCCGGTTGAAGTCTCTTGCTGTTCGTCCTCTTGAGTATCCGAACAATCAAAACTATCATTTGGTTGTTTTGGTTGTTCCTGCTTTTTTGCATTTGAGTTACCTTTTGGCGCTCCGCCGCTCTTTCCTGCCGCAGCACGTTTAGCCCTTGTTTCTTCCCACTTTTGGATGTTCTCATCCAATTTTTGCTGAATCCACCGAAAAGCCATATCCGTCGCCGGATTCTCGAATTTTGGCATCCTGCCATTTTCGGTGTAGGAAAGAATCGCGTCGAATATCCGCCCTTTTTCCTCAAGCGGTAAGCTCTTCAGCGGTTCTGCCCATTCCGTATAAAGCAGAACGCTCTTTTTATCGTTTTTCACTTGACTGCTCTCCGCTTCGTAAATTCAGAATTTTGCACAGGTGCTTATCCAGCTTGATTCCATAGATATGGTAATCAGCGAACAGCGCATTCTCCCGGCGGTGTGCTTCCTCGTGGTGCGCTCGGCAAAGCGCGATTGCGTTCAGGCCAACATGAACGACCTTTTCTCTGTCCATACCCATGCCGATACGGTCAACATGATGCACCTCCGCCGGACGGTTGCAAATTGCGCAGCGGCGATTCTCAAGGCACAGATACAGGTACTTTCCAATGTCGTCCGTCTGCGTCAGCAGACTGTCCTTGGTCGGAACGCCCCAGTGAAAACAAAATGAAATCAGGTAAGTAATGAATTCTCGCGCTGTCGTCATGTCGCAGTCCGAGAGGGAGAACCACTCCCGCATAGCGCGGGAGCAGAAATCCCATTCCAAATACTGCCGAATCTCTTCCGGCTCGTGGCCGGACCACAAAGAAATGTCACGGATGATGGCAAAAATCTTTCGGCGCTGGTCAACAGAAATCGTGCGTCCATCATCCAACCGGACCTCCACCCGCCGGGGGCGTTTCTGCTCCACAAAGCGGCTGATGTCTGTATCGGGCTTCAGGACGAGCTTTCCATCTTCCAGCTTTTCAATTCTCGCCGTTACGACCATCCGTTTTCTCCTTGTCAACATGAACGTGCATAGGGATATACACGCTGTTCGCCTGCATATTTCTCACCAAGAAGTCATTGCATTTTGCTTCCGACAGGTGATTTTTGAGCACCTGCATCTCATAGGCATACTGTCCAGCAGCTTTTTTCTCTGCGATTTTGGCTTGAATGTCTTCATCTCGATAATTGGCTTCTATCAAATAGAGGTCATATCCGAGTGCCTGCACCCCGTTCAGGTTGTTGGTGTCGGTAGCATAAATCACCTTGCCAGATGGAAAATGCACCTTGTACCCGCAGTTCGGTACATTGTGAGTCAGCATAAACGGAATCACATTGCACAGGCCGTATCCGTACATGGTCCGGGGTTCCAGCACATCAATCTGACGTTCCGGCACCCCTGCGGCCAGAAGCGGTGGTGCCAGCCAGCGGCAACACCCAAAGCGCAGCGTTGGCCGTTCTTCGGCAAGCCGCTTGATGGTGCGTTTTTGGAAGTGATCTGAATGAATATGCGTCAAAAGCACAAGTTTCAGCTTCGTCACATATGGCTCCAGCGCTTTGTAAGGCACCCCGCAGTCTATCAGCACAAAATCTTCCAAAATCGTAGCGTTGCCGTCGCTTCCGGTGCTGATAATGTTGTACTTGACCATCAGAGTGTCGCCAAATCAACAGCCGCTTTCACTTCGTCTGCTTCCGGCTCCGGCAAGTCCATAGTCTTGGCCGTCCGCTCGATTTTGGGCGGATCCTGCTCGCTGAGTCCATTCTGTCCGGCATCTGCGAAATCCGGCGTCTCCGGCAGAAGTCCGTCATCCGCACTGTTGGGAACCATCACTCGACCATCTCGTTCATAAGCGGTAGTCATTTCAACAGTCATGATTCCCCATTTGGAAATCAGCTGGCGCAGCATAGTCTTTTTTGCCATACCATCAAAATCCCGGTACCAAAAGCTGGAATATTTCCACATATCCTCCTGCGGGATTTCGCCGTTCAATAGCTTTTTGTACGCGGTCGCACTGAATGCCGGACTGTACTTATCGGCATGAGCCATCATCCGGTCGGCAGTCCAGTACAGAGTTTTCTCGAAGCCATTGATATACTCGAAGTGGGCAATATAGCCCACAGTCGGCATTGCCGCACGCTTTTCAAAATCTTCGATGAAGTGCATTTCATGGAAACGCTCTTCAAAAGGATCCCAACCGCCCAATTCCCCGGATTTGACTTCCAGAACATTCAGGCGCTTGTACTGGCCCGTTCTCAGAGCCAGCTGGGTGTATCCCTTGTAGCCCAAAACGAATTGCGCCTTGAGACACGCCGGCTCAATCACATTACCCTGCCGGTCACGTTTTGCTTTGGATTTGAACGGCACCAAGTAGAACTGACCCAACTGCGGGGAGGGCTGCAAGAGCAGGCTCTCACCCAAAAGGGCACCCGCCAAAATAGTACCTGCATCACACTCCTGCAAGGTAGGATTAACTGCCACAGCAGAAGTGATATTTGCAGCGAATCGTGCCGCGCGTACCGGATCGCCTAGGGTATTATTTATGAGTTTCTTGTATTTCTCGGTCTGCATTGCTTGAGAGAAGTACAATTTCTGCGGCTGCATAGCTTTAGCCATTATCGCTTACCTCCTGATTCTCGATGCCGACGGAATCCATATGCTTCTGGATCTCGTTGATTTTTTCATTTATGAAAGACTTCAGCTCCCGGAGCTGGGTCAATGTACCGCAGCACTGGAACGTGCGGCCCATGAAAGCAAATTGGGCCGTCATGACCTGTTCCTTGCTCTCCTGCTGGGTTTCTTCGGCCTCCTGCTCGTCCATAACCAGAGGCTCGGCGCCCATGATCTGCGGCGCGGCCAGCTCTTCTTCTGCCGCATCCAGCACCGCTGACTCTGCTTCCTGTGCGCGAAGTTGGGCCTCAAGGCGCTGTTTCCGTTCAGCTTCCTCGCGGGCCACACGGTCTTTGCGCTGGCTCACGCTGTTAATCGCAACGGCCAGATTGCGGCACTGCTTATACTCGGCCATGACCTCCGGGGCATTCTCCATGCCGTTGATGCAGTTCACATCAGCCACCACACGGTCAACGTAATCCTTGACCTTGCTCTTCAAAGATTTCAGGCTCGCCGTCATGGTAACGGCAATGCCGACGTCTCCATAGCTAACCCACTCGACCCCGTTTGCCTTGACCAGCTCGTCGAAGTAAGCGACCACTTTCTTCTCCTTGTCAGCTTTCAAGCCGGCTTCCACATCCGTGATTTTGCCTTTCAGCGCTTCATCCGCAGGGCCATAGACATCGGTGACGCATTCCTTGTAAACCTTGTCGAAGTCCTCAAAAGGCTTCATGATCTGCTTCTTAACGACTGCACGGCGGTCATCCAAATCCTTGCGGTCACGATTCAGCTTTGCCCGCTGCTCCTTGACGACCTTGAGCGTCTCTTCCGTGCAAACCAGCGCCAGCGCTTCCGTCACGGACGCCTGTGCCTGAGCCTTGATGCTGTGCAGCTGTTCCTTGATGACGGGAAGCTGTTGCACAACAATCAGACTGTCGGCTAACATCGGCTCCTGCGTGGTTACGGCGGCAGTAAGTTCTTTTTCCATGTTGTACCTCCTAATTTTTGCATAGAAAAACGGCAGAAAGGATAGTCCTTTCTCGCCGCTTCGTACCTGTTGAAAAATCCAACCGAATATGCTACAATATGGTTGTGTGTGGTGGAGACCTGTATTTTCCGGCTTGATGTTCCTGCATCAAGCGCCAACGGAATGTGCGGGTCTCTATCCATTTGTAGCGCACCGGCCGTTCTGGTCGGTGCTTTTTTCGTGTGCAGCGAGTATGTCATATACCGTGAGTTGGCCGATGATTTGGCGCTCAGCGGTGCTCTTAGGCTGTGTAGCGGTCTTTCCCTTGCGAAGTCTTGCGGGCGATTTCAGCTTCTTGCCGAACTCCTTGGCGTAACACTTTGCGCCGTACCCCGCTTCGATTGCCGCCGGATCTATAATGACCCTGTGACACCGAGCGCATCTTACCATGCTTCTTTCCTCCGAAAATCATGAACATCTGGAATGCGTGCGTCAGCCGCACCGCCATGATGATTGCAATGATGACAAGCAGCCATTCGCCGCCGATTGCCCAGTAGCCACGCCAGCGGTAGGCACTCGGCAACTGCCATATTGCCATCAGCCCTCCGGCTACGACCCCGGCCAGCGTGTCCAGCAGTCCTACGAGTACCCAATCCATCACGCTCAGCTTCTTTTCCCTGCGCTTCATTTGAGGTTTGCTCCTTTCATGTAGGTTTTGACCAGCGCCCACTTGTGAACGTCCATCGGCTGGCGAACAGCATCTTCCAGTGCTTCTTCGGTTCCGCATCGGTCACAGATTGCGATTCCCGGAACCTGACGGGAAAGGGCGTTGCTGTGCAAGCGCATCTTCATGGTCAGCTTCCCGCACCGTGGACACGGGAGCACCTGCGCCATCTCAGCTGCGGCATCCTGCACATCGAGGTATGTAGCAAAGACTTCATCCAGCAGCTTCTTCTCCGCGTAATCCTGAATCATTTGCATCACCTTACGAAACATCCCTTTCTTCCTCCAAAAGGCCAACCATTGCGCTCCACACCTTGTCGGTGTAGGCAGTGCTGCGGGTTCCTGCATTCCAAGCCTTTTCTGCCCCGCTCTTCCCAAGGTTGTACGCCATCATAGTTCGGTTGATGTCTCCATCGTACAGGGCAAGATAGCTTCCGAGCATATAGCACCCAGCCTTGATGTTCTGGCAGGCATCCAACAGATCCGTGACTCCCAGCTCATCTTTGAGCCATCCGGCATTGATGCTGTTGATCTGCATCAGACCATAATCCCCGGTTGAGCTGGTAGCGCTCACCGTATAGCCGCTCTCGACCTGCATGACGGCGTAAGCCAGCTCCAGCGGAACTTCGTACAAGTCGCACATCTCGGCTGTATACTGCTGTAAATCCGCATCCAGCGGCACATGGTATGTAATCGACTCATAGGGGGCCGGGTCTTGTCGGACGCACTCGCCCTGCTCAATGTCAGCCCGCACAGGAATCGTCGCTGTCGGGAGCTGCGCCGCTTCCGGTTGGAAAGCGAACGCCGCGGCGATGCTTCCGATTACCAGTAGTTGCGCCACCGCTGTTGCCACCAGCGGGATTATTGCCTTTCGCATCATCCTGAACCTCCGTAATGCCGAACCGCTCGAACACATACCGCCGGGGCACTCTGCCCGGAAACGTAAGCAGACCCTTTGCTTCCAGCTCTTTGTTCATCTGCTGGATAAACTGATAGGCTCTGGATTTGCTGCATCCGACAATTTCCTGCACTTCGCTCGCGCCGATAAAGTACGATTCTTTCACGTCCGACGTCCTCCTTTCGAAAAACGCATATTGGCCATCGCCACAAACAGGTTGTTCATTCGATCCATGATCTCATCCCATTCAGCCTGTTCGTCTTCTTCGATTTTCCCGTCTGCGACAATCTCTATCATCGCATCACGCTTTACGATAAACCTCTGAACCGCCGCCAGAACGCTGAGAACAGCTTCCGGCAGGTCCTTTAACTGAATCTCCGGAACCACCCGCTTGCCCAGCTCTGAGGACCGGCGCAGATGCTGAACTGCAAGATACGGGGCTTGGTACACATCGCACATGGCGCTTGCCACGTCGCTGGGTACCGGGCGCTGGCTCTGCTCATAATCCCGCAGAGAATCGACTGACACGTTCAAAAGCTGTGCGGCTTTTTCCTGCGTCATTCCGGCAGATTTCCGCGCGTTTTTGTAGATATTCTGGCAATCAACCGCCATTTCGCACAACTCTCCTTTCTGATAGACTCATGATGTAAGAAATCACGCCCGCAGGTTCAGACAGGATTCAATCGCGGACTTGATGTTCGCGGACGGCACCATCGTGCCATTGATGACCTGACTGACGTGTGCGCGGGAATACCCGATTTCTTTTGCCAGCTCGGTAACGGTCATGTCGTCGCGCTCGACCATTGCCTTTTTGACCGATACGCACCACTCCGGCAGCGGAACTTTCTTCATGTTTTTTCTCCTTCCCGACAAAGATTTATCTAACAGATGTATTGAACACTTGTTAGATTTTTGATAGACTAAAAGAGCCAGTACCCACCATTCAACGCGTTCCCCGTTTTTGAGCTGTTAAGCAGAAGCTCTTGGGGAGTAATCGCTTTACCTGCACACCGCCGATTTGCAGTATCGGCGCTGTGCTTTGCAGCGATGCCTGTCATTAGGAGGAATCAACTTGCATGGTTTTGTACTGCGTGGTACGTTGAAGCCCCTTTGCAGAGGGGCTTCGGGGAACGCGCTGAATGGAAAGCGCTGACCCTTTCAATCTGACATTTGTTTTGTACAAGTGTATTATAATCTTTCTTTAGGTGTATTTCAAGACGAAATACACCTGCGGATAGATTTTGTGAGGATACACAAAATGCCGACCCAAAATTTGTATGATTCTATTGCCCTTGCAGAAAATATCAAAATTCAGGCAAAGGCGCGCAATGTCCAGTTGAAAGATATGTTCGCTGAACTTGACTTGAGCAAAGGAACACTTTCCAATCTTCGACTTGGTAAAAAGATTTCCGCCGACAGTCTGGCGCGTATTGCCGACTACCTTGACTGCTCCATGGACTTTCTCATGGGGCGCACTGTTGACCCCGCCGTACAGCGGATGAATCTGACAGATGATGAACGCCAAAAGGTTACAGATTATCTTCAGTTCATTCTGAGTCAGCGGAAATAACGCCCAGAGCCGCTCAGATGGTCCTATTTTGCATTTTCGGAGTTTCCGCAAGGAATTTGCCGTTTGATGCAAAAGGCGGTTCAAATCGCTTCTTTGAGCGATTGTGCTTATTTGTCGATTACGAAGTGTGCGCCCTCGGTGATAAGCACCGTGCCGCGATGCTCGTCATTGATGATGGTGTTCCGTTTGCCGATGTATTCTGCCGGAAGCTCACCACTCTTTACCCGCTCAAGGTTGAGCGGCGTCGGCTCCCAGCGGCCCTTGTAGGCCTCCGGGATCTTGTCCCACTCCGCTTTTGTGTAGTGGCGCATCAGGTCTGCCCCCATTCTTCCCCGTCCAGCAGCTTCCAGCCATAGGCATCACAGAACCACCAGCCAGATGCGTTCCCATCGGTGAGACGAACGATGTCTGACACGCTCAAGCTGTGACCCTCAAAGTCTGCGGGCCTGTCGATGTTGAATCTTCGGAACAGGCTGTCAAGCGTCTGCTGCGCATCCTTTCGGCTTTCCACCTTGCCCTCGTACACCCGGCGGTAGTTCTCCCGGTGGATGCCTCCCAGCGCCGCCGCTTGGTCGGATGCCATGAAGAGCAGCTTTGCCCGCTCCATGTCACCTGCATCAATCTGGTAGATTTCATACTTCATGTGGATTCTCCCTTTCTTGGTTTGCGAACGCCATCAAGTGTCTAACAAGCAATTTCCGGGTGGACGTGCCTTTTACGCAGGATGTTGACCTGCTACCCAGAACCATAAAATGGACACGCTCATGGTGTCATGGCTCCCGCGACGCCCAATGGGCGTTTCGGCTGTTACCAGCAGCCATCGTCAGGCGGGGTTATTTATTCCAGTTGCGCCCTGCGCCGAGAGTGACATCCCGGACTTCAAGGATTCGGACGTCTGTGTGCGTCTTCTTGAAGTCCCGGATTGCTCCAATCATCGCTTCGTCTTCAGCGGGCTTCCAAGACTCAACCGTGCTGAAGTGAGTCTCGCCGTCCTTGGTCTGATACTTAATCCGGATGTCCATCGCTTAGTCCTCCTCTACGACCCAGCCGGCGCAATAGCCGGGATTGCGAAGCCTTGCTTTCTTCAAGGCTTCATCGAATGACCGGGCGCGAACCCGGATGGGCGGCAGGTTCCCGCCTACCATCTCCCATGTGTCCATCGGTGCTACAAACTTCATCATGTGGCCCTCCCTCAGTTCCGGCCATCCCGCCGGATACTCAAAATCTGGTCGTTGTCCCCGAAGCTCCGCTCTTGCAGGTTCTCGATGTCGTAAATCAGGAATGCAAGAATCAGCGCTTCCCGTGTGCAGTACTTCCGCTCCCGGAATGTGTACGGCGTCTTGGCCTTTAACAGCCGCTCCGCTACATCGTCCACAATGTCCAGCGTGGTGCTGTAGGTCTGCGGAGCCGCTGGACCGCGGCCATGCGAGGTGTACTCAACAAGAAGTCTCATTCGTCCTCGTCCTCCTCTCCCTCGGCAACGCTGTCCATCTGGACACTCCCGTAGGTGTAGCCGTTGTCGTTGCGGATGTAGACGGGCTGGTCTTCGTCGTACTGGCTCAGGATGTCAATCAACTCCCCCACCGTCATGGTGCCGTGGCACTGGCTGGGCGAATACCCATCCCGGCGGCTGTCAATGTAAACATTCGTCATAGCTCAAGCCTCCTTCCGAACATCCAGCAGTTCCATGCTGCCATAAACACAGTGCTCGGTGATTTCCCGCGCTCTCTTGCGAGCGGACGCAATGGACACAGCCGTAATCTTGCGGGTGGTCTCGTAACCACCGCTCTTGAACTGGGGGTTGTGGCGGAAATAGGTTGCGATGTAAGACTTCATGTTCATAGCTCAGACCTCCTTGACTTCAACCGTCTTGATGCTACCGCTGACGTACTCCCGACCACGGATGCACTCACAGGCATTGCACGGGCGCGCTGCCTTGTTCTTGAGAATGAGCACCTTGGTCTTGGGGAGCTTTGCCGGGGCGTTGAATGCTGCATCGAGCATCTCTGCCCGCTCGTCATCGACCATGACGGTCATGCAGGCTTCGCCCTGCTCGCCATCCATCCAGCTATCGTAGGTAAAAGTGATATTCTTCATGATGTTGTCCTTTCTATCTAACAAGTGTTTGATTCATTTGTTGGATATATTATAATCCTGAGTTCTTTGGATTTCAACGTAAAAATCAAAAGTTCTTTGGATTCTATCTTTTGCACAGATTGGAGGTGATTTCATTGTTCACTTCTTCCCAAGTTGCTGAACGTATCAAAAAAACCGCTCATGACCAAGGGTTTCTCGTCAAAGACATCCTTGTGACCTGCCAACTGAACAAGAACACTTTGTCGTCAATGAAGTCTGGTGGCTACTTTCCCCGGATGGAAGCCATTGTTGCGATCGCAGAGCAGCTAGACTGTTCCATTGACTACCTGCTCGGCCGCACCGACGACCCCGTTCTTCATCAGTTGGATTCGTCCTCGTCGGCTATATAACGCGCGCGCCCGCGCGTGATGAAGACGATAGTCTTCATACATAATCATTAACATTAACATTTACATTAACAGCTTGTTTTGTTTGTTTTGCTTATCAAATCAAGCATTTGGTTGTTTTGTTTGTTTTTGCATGCTTCTCGAAAAAAGCGGGGCCATCAAGCCCCGCCAGAAACCACCTTGGAGATGACCAGCCGCCCTGCGAAGTACTTAAACTTCTCCGGCGAATGGAACAGCTTCTCAAAATACGCTGCATCCTCTTCCCGCAGATTCGTGAAGTCCTCTTCATCGACTCCAACCACGAGGAATGTGCCAACAATGACGTCGTAAGGCTTGCCGCCCCTGTACAGGGCCCGGTTTGGCTTGAGGCCCATGCACTTGCCCTCTTCGTTGCAGATCAGGCCCACCGGGCGGTGCTGGTCCGGGTAGAGCACCTGAATGTAGCCGCCCACAGCGTCTTGCAGGGCTTCAAGTTCGTTGCCAATGTCAATGCGTTCCGGGGCCTTTCCCGGCTCAATTTTTAATGCTTTCATGGCTTAAATCTCCTTTCCTGCCGACAGCGGCTTGCCATTCCATGCAACGCAGAACGGGTACGTATCCGTCTCTGTGCTGCGGAGCCAGCCGTCCTGCACGGCCATCATCGCTTCTACCCGGTACGCTTGCCGGGTGTGACTCCCCTTGATGTTCTTGTACAGCGCCCCGCCGTGAGACTTCTTGAAAGCCTTGGCTTCCTCTTCGGTTCTGAAAAACTTGTTACAATACATAGTCAAACCTCCTTGTTGTTGAGCTGATAGGCTTTACCGCGGTATTCGATGATATAGCTATGGTCAGGTGTGCGGAACACAGCAATGCGCTTCTTGTCCACATTTTTGACAGCCAGTTTTCGGCAAATGAACGGCACCACAATCTTGATGGTTTCGGCGCTGGTCAAATCCTTTCGGTCACGGTTTGGCCGCAGGGAGTAGCGATAAAGGCGCTTCTTGCTGACGGCTTCTGCGTCCGCTTCTGTCCCGAAGTACGGCTCTGTATCACCGATACCACTGACGTCATAGAAACGCTGGGCGCTGACTCTCTCAAGCCGTTTGAGCCAGATTGTCCGGCTGCTCTTAGGGGCATTGGGTTCTACGCCCTCTTCTTCCCGTACCCGCCCAACAATCAGCTCAACGCCTTTCTTGTCCCACCCCTCCGAGAAACGGTCAAGAACCACGCAGATGATTTCGACGCCATTGGTCAAGTCTACCTTGCCAAGCTCACCTTGGCTTCCGGGCATTGTCGAGGTGTTGAAGTAATACCCCTGCGCCAAGTACTTGTTCACCTCTGTCGTGAACAGCTTGTTGATGTCTGAATACTTCATGGCCATCCCCCTTTATCTAACAATCGTATAACCAGCGTACTTGAAGTTGTTCACGAGCTCCGCTGCCTTTGCCAGATGCTCAGCGAGTTCTGCGGCCCGTGCTGCATCCATTGTTGCCCAGTCCATCGAAATGGTGATTTTAACTTTTTCGCCAAACACCAAGCGGATTTCAATGGCTTCATCCAGCTCTGCGACTTGCCCTGTCAGCTCCCGCATTGCTTTGCTGAGCACTTTGTACGTTACCATTTTCATATTTTTTCGACCTCCGTTGTTGCTCATGCAGTCCAACAAATGTTTGACTGTGATTATATAATAATCCAACACCTGTTAGACGACAAGACCGCAAATCTAACAAGTGTTGGATTTCAGCGTATTACACAAGATTTCAGAAAGAAAGCTGGTAAAAAGGATGACGATTACTGTCCAACGCATTGTCGATTTGATGGAACATTACGGTTCATCGGGCGCTTTTATGTCGCGCCTGTGCGGGAAAAGTAGAACCCTTGTTGCGAGCTGGCAAGCGGGAAAATCTGTTCCTACCGCTTCGGACGTCGCCACTATTGCCGCCCGCTATGGCGTGTCTGAAGCCTATCTCCGGGGGGAGGTAGATTTCCCGGAGTCGAATCTTTCCGCTTTGCAGAGGCGGCTCATGGACTCCACGCACGATCTGACGGACGATGAAATGCGCAAGGTAATAGAGTACGTCCGCTTCGTCAAATTCCTGCGCGAATAACAAAAGGACAGGCTCCCAAAGAGGGCCTGTCCGCGCCATCGGTGCTCGTTACTGCTGTTTCAGCGTTTCGATGTACTCAAGCACCCGCTTGACCTGTTCCGGGGTTAAATCCTTGATTTCTTCCCGAAGAACATCATCAAGCACATTTCCATGTCTGGAGCGCTCATCCGATGCAGGCATCTTCTCACTCCTTCCCGGCGCAAGCGCGCCATTGGAAAGAGTAAGACAGCTTACAAGCAGATTCCAGCCATCTACCGAAATCCGTGAATAAATAACAGAAAGGGTTGTGAGGTTATGGGATTCAGATACAGAAAAAGCATTCGTCTTGGCGGTGGCTTTCGCATCAATATTTCAGGAAGTGGAGTTGGGTATTCGTGGGGCGTTCCCGGATACCGAATCACCAAAACGGCCAACGGAAAAATCAGGCAAACTGCATCCATCCCCGGAACCGGGATCAGCTATGTTTCAGAGGAATCTATCCGCAGCGCCGAGACTCCAAGATCTTCTACGCAGCCTCCAGCATTTGAAACGGAGGTCATACAGTCCACTGATAGAAGCAGCTACAAGGATGCCGATTTTGCGGCGCTTATGACACAAATCCACTTAGTCCATTTTCTCAACAAAGCGTTCTTTATAATCGGCGTTATTGGCCTTTTGGCTTTTATCGTCCTTCACACTCCGCAGCGGCTCCTGTTGACAATCCTTTCTTTCGCTGCATTTCTGCTCGTCCATTATAAAGCCAAAGTGAATTTGGAATACGATTTTTCCGATGAACAACGTGCCGCTTATGAGGATTGGTATCACGCATGGCGAGAACTATTCGCTTGCGATGCCGCATGGTATGTCACGGAGATAGAAAAGGGACACAACACTAAAACAAATGCAGGAGCTAGCGAAGCAACTCTCCCCAAAAAGCTCCTTGGAATGCCGAAGCTCCCCTATTACCTCAGCACCAATGTTCCATATTTTTCTGCGGCTCTGTCAAAAAAGGAGTCGTTCTATATTCTCCCCGATAAGATATTCTATCTGCACGACGGAAAGCTGAGTGCCTACGATGCGGACGAAGTCAATTACCGCGCCGACATCATTCATCCCATCATAAACTCAACGGGAATGGAAATCCCGGCAGATGCTAAGGTTGTCGGCAAAACGTGGCTCAAGGTAAATGCAGACGGATCCCGTGATAAGCGCTATAAAAACAATCACCAGTGCTCCATCTGTGAATGCGGCCGACTGCGCATTTCTTCCCCTGCTGGTTTGAATCTATGTCTCATGCTTAGCAATTCAGAGCACATCGACGATTTTAATTCCATCATCGCCAAATAAAAAGACCCCGGCCATTATAAAAATGGTCGGGGATTTCTAAGCACGTCAGGAGGTATATTCTAATGCCCTGCTACAAGGACGAAAAAACAGGCACATGGTACTGCCAGTTTCGCTACGCTGATTTCACCGGGAAACGAAAGCAGAAACGCAAGCGCGGCTTCAAGACCAAACGTGAAGCGCAGGAGTGGGAGCGCGAATTCCATCTGCAAAAGGCCAAGAGTTGTGATATGACTCTTGCCAGCTTTGTGGAGCTGTACTTCAATGACCGGGAGCACCATGTCCGCGACACCACAATGGACACCAAGCGAAATATTTTTGACACCAAAATTGTTCCGCTTCTCGGAAATCGGAAAATGAATGAGATCACCGCTCTTGACATTCGAGATTGGCAACAGCAAATCAAAGAGATGGGCGAAACTACTGGCCTCCCCTATTCGGAAACGTATCTCTACACCATTCACGCCCAGTTGACCGCGCTCTTCAACTATGCTCAGACGTTCTACGGCCTGCGTTTCAATCCGTGTGATGCCGCCGGCTACATGGGTTCCTCCGTCGCCGGGGAAATGCTTATCATCACGAAAGACCAATACGAGCTTTTACGGAAAGAGTTCCGCAACGAGGCCTATCTTCTGGCATTTGACATTCTGTTCTGGACAGGGTGCCGCGAGGGCGAGATGCTGGCGCTGTTGCCCAAAGACCTGACCGATGATGACCAGTTGCGCATCTACAAGACCTATCACAGAAAAAAGGGGCAGGACATTTTCGGTCCCACCAAGAACAGCAAGAAAGGCGGAAACCGCAACGTGCCTATTCCGCACTGGCTGGCCGAAGAGTTCCGCACCTACTGTTCCCGGCTCTACGGGCTGACCCCAGATGATCGCGTGTTCTACATGACGTGCACAGCGCTCAACAAGGAGCTGACCCGCTGCACCCAGCTCACCTATCTGCCGGATATTCGCGTTCATGACCTGCGGCACAGCCACGTTTCCCTCTGCATCGAGCTGGGCTACTCCATCGTTCTGGTGGCAAGGCGAATCGGCGACACCGTTCCCGTCGTCATGCGAACTTATGCCCATTTGTACCCCAACAAGCAGCAGGAGCTTGTGTCGAAGCTGGAGGCCATCGG